AATCAACTTGAACACTTTTGATAATTTTACCACCACCTTTAATGTCAGGATATAAAAATCCTTTCATAAAAAAATCTATTGTCCATATCAGTGTTCTTCTTGTGCCAAAATCACCGTCAAAAGTGTCTTCTAATGACGCAGAATTTATCGAGATTGGTACGTCTAATCTTATACCTAAATCTGAAACTGCATTTATTGAAACATTAAACTCAGGCGTGAAAAAAGGTAATATTTGTTCCAATATTTGAGTACCGTCTTCAGCATTATCAACAAAAACAAACAATTGAAAATCCATATTGTATGGAACAGGATTAAACATTTTTCTAAGTGTGCTTCCACCTTCTGATGCCGTTGCTCTACCTAAAATCTTGCCAACAGAATTTAATTTTCTGATTGGATCATAGGTGATAGAAGTCATCTCAAACCCCATACGTGGTAATTGTATGGCGACCTGTCTATTAATATTTGGATCTTGTCTTATACGTGTGAGAAATTTTTGTTTTGGACCGTATGCAATAGGAACTTTTTGTCTAGATACAACATTACCAGACGAATTCTTCTTTTCTATGTTTAAGTCATTAAACAGAGTTCCGAAAAGAACTACGTACTTTCTAATTGTCTGATGGTAAAAAGTTTGTCCTAGCATAGTAAATATATTTATAAATAGTAGTATGGCCTTATCTATAAAAAAACAAGGTATTAATTTTGAAATTGATCAGGGTTGTACCTTCTCAAAAACTTTTACTGCAAAAAACGCAAATAATGCAAACGTAACGATTACTGCTGGTTCAATTGCGGCCAGAATGCAGAAATCTTATGATACATCAAATACCTCATTAAGATTAGATTTCACAACTGCAACTGAAGGATCTAACGTTACTATCTCGGCAACCGCTACTCAAACCGCTTCTATGGCTCATGGTCGTTACTATTATGATATCGAATGGACACATGACACGGTAGAAAAGGAAAGAATTGCGGAAGGCATTATTACTCTGTCACCTGGAGTAACTTAATAGTTACTTTCGCTGAATGGATTAGATTCAGAAAAGTCTATAATTGAATCTGCTTCAGTCTCAATTGTGACATTATTTGCAGAAACATCATTGGTAAAAACTTGTGTATCTGGCGTTGTGCTTAAACTATAATACGCACCACTTGAATCTCCTACAATATTTGAAGTCGCACCAAAAGTACCAACAATATCTGTAATTTTTAAAGTCTTATCAGTAGAATTCCAAGATACGACTCTTGCTTTTGTGTTTGCAGATGCTAAATTATCACCAACATATACTGTCTCATCATCTACGTAAGCACCAGATCCTGAACCCATAGAGAGATTTATTGAATACGCAAGTTTATCTTCTATCTCATCTATATCTTCAACACCAGTATCAATTCTTTGATCATCATATTGAAATAATTCACATGTTAAATCGAAGATTGGTAGTTTACCAAACTGATAAAACATCGATTCGTGTTCTACAAATCTTATCTCATACAATTTTTTGTTCAATGGAAAAAATATTACATCACCCTCTAATGGTCTGTCTTGTTCTGTGATGTCCAAATTATCAAAACGTCTTCTTGCTACTGAAAATACAACTTGATCACGTATTTCTAATCCAAACCTAGATACAAAATCACCTTCACCTTCAAACCCATCAACAGATTTAACATACATCTCTATTAAATGTGCTTGATTGAATTCTGATATAGTATCTTCACCATATAGCAAATCTTCATTTACATATTTTCTAGGTAAATAATAAACGTCTATACCATAGTTTTTTATTGCTTCTATGATGAGATCTTGATGAAGATTTTGCTCTGGTGTGCTTTCAATATGATTGAAGTATACGCTTGTGGTCATTAGAAAGGTCCTGCTCCAATCATCATGTCAACAGGAAGTTCATTACGCAATTGCATATCTTCCTCAATCTGATTAAGTTCTGTGATGGCATCTTCAAATAGTTGTCTACCATTTAGATTGACACCACCTGGTAATTGTACACCATCATACTTAATTAAATTTGCTCCCCATTGTCTCTTGAAAAGTGCAGTTACATATTTCTTTAAGAATATATCATTATAAACATCAGTAAATGTATCAGGATTTACTACTGCATAGCATTCCGCTACGACAAACTCATCAATTTTAATATCATCGTTTGCCCAATCTAAGTCAAGATATAAACGATTTTGATGTCTATTAAATCGTATAGGTTTTTTACCAACAAATATATCTTGCATCAGTTGTAAATGAGATTGGGTCATTTGATAATGAGCAATAGATCCACCAGTAAGAAAAGGCATTTCATTTAAGTTAAACTGATATCTAAAATTAAACATGTTAGAAGAAGTTTGTCCACCTGCCGCATCATGTATGTCAAAAATGTTTACTACGCCTATAATTCTATCGTCAATTGGTATAAAATGATTGTCTATATCACCAAATGTGACAGTACCTGCCGTAGCAGTTGCACTCGATTGTGATCCAGTAATTGTTTCGCTACTTGTAAATGTAGAAGATGTGTTATTATTCTGAACACCTGTACCGTCTTTATGTTCTTTAAATGTTATAACACTTGAATTGGCGGCATGTACTACTGCGGTAGCATTTGATGAACCGCCTGTAATTTTTTCACCTTGCTCAAAATCACCAACAACACTTGAAACGGTTATAGTAGAACCTGTTATTTTATGTCTCAAATAAGTTTTTTCTACACCATCGAAATGATACTCTTGAAAATATTGTAAACCTTCATCAATGCGATCTTCTAATTGATCGTCATCGACATTTACTTCAACAACTGGCTTACCTAACATTCTTAGGCAATATTGTTTTAATGCTTCTCGTGAACTAGGTTTTGCCATTTATTCTCTTAACATGAGTTGAGTAAAGTTCCGTCCGAATCTTCAATTCTAATTGCACATTCTACACCATTGGCACATACAGAACCTCCACTTACTGTCAGATTGCTAGAAATTGTCGCTGAACCAGTAATCGAAACTCCTGAAGAAGTTGTTGCTAATTTTTCACTACCATCGTAATAAAGTTCTGTGTCAGTTGTAGTCAATTTCAATTGAATATTACCACCGCAATTAAAATCCATTGTATCGGCCCCAAATAGAAGAAAGGTATTTTCATCTCCAGAATGAAAAAGTTTTTCTGCTAAATGAATGTTAGTATCAAAATGAGCATTTGCAGTTGATCTAAGAGTACCATTAACGTCTAACTTATATGAAGGTGTGGTATCATTAATACCTACACCACCTCCAGCAACAACCGATACCATATCATGTGTGTTATTTGCTACTGTTAAAACTTTTGTCGTGGTCGTAGCCGAATCACCTTTTACTTTTAATGTTTCTGATGCTGATGTTGTTGCATCGGAAGTGAAACTTACTAATGGTATTGTATGGGCTACGTCTGAATAAGCATTAATTGCATTTTGATCGGTGGCGTTCTGTTTAAATTTAGAAGATTCCATGCCATCAGATTCAACATGAAGTGCAGTACCACCTGCATCCGCATGATCTGCTAAAATGTGAACAAGTTTTCTTGGACCAGAACTACCTGAATTATCATCAACATAAATTGCTGAACCAGTTGTTAAAGCATCCGCCTGTATTTCAAAAATATTAGATGTTGTTTGTTCACCATCGATTAACATGGCTTTTTGGTCAGGCTGATTAGCATCTAAAAAAATTCCATGTAATTGATTTGCATTATCTGCTCCTCCGTCAGTTGATCCAACAGTAACTTGAAACTTTGCGACTTGAGTAGCAACGGTGTCATTTCCAACAACTTGCATATATCCACCAAACTCATTACCCATAACAACTGTATTGGCTCCATCAGTATTAAAATGCATACTATCAGTAGAATGATTGTAAATTATTCCACCGATATCTGTATTATCTGGATCACCAAATGCAATATGTGCATTTGATGCATTATTTGCAAGCAAGGTCAAACCTACTGCGGTATTACCTTCAAGAAGTAATTCATCAGCCGAAGCCTCTACCGCAGTAGCGGCCGCACTTCCAGCAGAAAAATCTGTTCTAATATGAAGTCTACCTTTCGATGATGTAGGACGTTTTTCAGTTGCTATTGATGTAGATACTTCTGTGAATTTTCCTATGCCAACATTTGCAGTTCCAGCATCAACTGCAAGTGCCACACTATTTGTTGTCGCTAAAAATCCTGCACCATTGACAACGGCGTTACTACCTTGAACGGTACTACCTGACATCGTGATTGTATTCATCGATGCACCATTAACTGTTGCACCTCCAAATTCATGAATCCCTGCTGAAACTGTCAACCCTCCAACGGTACCACTATTAACATTTATTGTTGGATTAGTTAAAACAATATCATCATTTGTAATTGCAGTTCCTATAAATTTTGCTACTGCACCAAGATTTGTTACAGTTGCACCTTCTAAGTCTATCTCGGCTGCTCCACTAACTAATTTTTGACCATTCAAATTAATTTTACTATTATAGATAAACGTATTAGAAATTGAAGTATCTGCGTTTTCTGGTAAACTTACATCTATTGAGGTACCACCTAAAATGTGTGTTTGATGTACATTTCCTAATGATTGTGTATTGCCAGATGTAAAATTAATGTTACCGCCAGTAAATATGAGTCTTGTACCTGTAATTGCAGTTCCTGTTATTGCATCAGAAACAACTTCATTTACTTGAAAACCAGACGATGAATTTGCATAGACAATCGCACTGGTAGGATCTACGCTATTGGCACCATTAATTTCTGTAATAACGTCATTTGTTCTATTACGCCAATCGTCAAATGTGTTTGTTAATTCTACTACGCTTACGCTAGGCATTAGACCCTCTCATATCTTGTAGATGAAATAATATCAAGTCTACTTTGTTTTTTAAGTCGTTCATTTCTGATCTCAAATTATTTATTTGTTGTGACTCTGATAATTTTTTTCTGTGATTTATAAGTGCTTGCCTATCATGAGCAAGAATGGCACTATTTGATAAATCTTTTACATAATTAGGATTATCTGTTTTAACTTTCATTATGGATTACCCACACTATCCAAGGCAATTGCTTTTAAATCTGATATTTTTGGTATTCCAATAAAGGTGGTTTGTATATCTAAATCTCTTGTAAATACGACCTTTATTGCAAAAGTTCTAAAATTTGTAAAGACTGTTGTACCATCATTAGAAGTATAATTGATTTTTTCATCTACGGTCTTATATGTGTATTGTTTAAAATCATCTTCATTTAATGAAAAAAGTCCAGCAGAAGTATCCTGCTCCATTAATACGTAAGGTTTATCATCAAAATTTTCATTATCTTCGGCTGATAAAACTTTATAATAAATGTATATATTTGAACCTCTTGGTTTATATGCATTTAAATAAACCCTTAAATCAGATGCATCAAAACCCTCTTCTAATGTCACTCTTCTAGAAATGTACTTTGCAGTTAAGTTACCACCTCTCGAATGTGAAGTATTAGCAGAGAGCATGTTTGCACCATTAGAACCTTCACCTACTATTCTTATGACTGGATCAGTACCAGACAAAGCACTCGCTACTGTAACTGTTGGATTTGTAAGATAACCACTTCCAGGATTTACAACTTTTACTTCGTTTATTTTTCCATCAGATCCTACATTGGCCGCTATTGTTGCAGTGTTTGATCCAACATCAGGTGCGGAAACAGTAAAGGCACTTGTATTACCATCTACTGCATTTTTTGTAGCATATCGACCAGTATCACCTCCATACTCTGATTGTAATAGACTAGATCCAGAACTTATAATTAGTATGTTTGAATTTTTGATACCAGCGTTATTGACATCATTTTCAATAGAAATCACACCTGATCTAGTTTCATCGAAAACAGGACTAATGATAGTGTTGGCCGATGTAAAATAGACATTTAATTGAAATGAATTAGCGTAAGCATCAACAAGTGTGTCTGTTTCATATGTAACTTGTTGCTGAGTTTTTAAATTGATATTTTTATTAATTGTAAATTGTTCGGCACTACCTTTTGAACTTGCATCTTTCGATGTAGAATAATAATGATATATTGATCCTGTATTTGCAAACTCCATAATATCTGCAACGACTTTCATACTATCCATAATAGAGTTTGATGTCGCATTACCAGAAGATGTTGCAAAATTAGTTAATCGTGCATGACCTAAATCAGATGAAAAATTACATCTATTTATTTTGAACATCAAACCCTCGGTAGACAAAGGTTCTCTACCATCGGCATTAGATGGTTTAAACAATTTACCAACGAATGGTTGTTGTGTTATTTTTCTATCTGTTCCAGTATGTTTAGCGCCTAATTCAAATGCATATAATTCGTATTCAGATGTAGCACTTGAAAGAGTAAAAGCATATTCTCCTGGATTTAAGAAGACAGGAAAATCAAATTTAAATATTGTTCTCGATCCAACATTATTACCTTGTTTATTTGCAGTCAAACTATTACCTATAGTTGCCGATGGAAAACCACCTGATGTATTTGCTACAGGTGTGCTTGTATTTGCGGTCACACGACCTGGTGATAATGTAACTTGAGAACCAGGTATGACTGTTGATGGACTTGGTGCACCATCTATCATTGGTCTGATATCTAGTGTAATAGAATTTTTAGATCCTGATGATGATTCTTTTTTACTGAAATATAATTCTATACTATCTAAGAAAACACCTGATGGATAATTATCTTCCGAGACAAAAAATGATTGTGCCATTGGCGCAAAAAATTTATTTGATTCGGATCTTCTAGGTGTCGCATAACTCTTGACGATTTTTTCTGATGATATGTCATCACGTTTTTTTATGAGTGGTCT